TACTAGGAATGGATGTTATATTAGGAGGTGAACCCAAGAAATGGTAGAACAAGTAAATCATCCAAGTCATTATAATAAGCCAGGACATAGAGAGTGCATTGAAGAAATGCGTGATTTGTTCGGTGACTATGACGTAGGCATTTGGTGCTACATAACCGCATACAAATATCTGTATCGTGCAGGGCTTAAAGACGGTAATTCAAAACAGCAGGACTATGATAAAGCATTATGGTATTACAGGTATGCAGATGCAAAGCTTATAGCACATGGTAGCAGTATGTTAAAAACAGATATAAAGAGTAAAGTAGCTAAACTACTGAATAAACTACTGAAGGAAATAGAGAATGAATGATAACTGCATTTACAAAGGAATGTGCGACATTGAATGTACTCCTCGGTGCATGAAATATTTAGAGATGAATTATCTACTTGAAACAAGTAATATCCCTAAGTCCAAGCGTAAAATAAATACACTGATACCGGATAGTATAGATGTAAAAGCATTTGAAAAACTTGCAGGTATCAGAGATAACATTGTTGATTTTGTACAGGGAGGGAAATCACTGTACATTTTCAGCAATAAGGTCGGTAATGGTAAAACTACATGGGCAATAAAACTTATGCTTCAATACTTCAATGAAGTATGGGCAGGTAATGGCTTCAAAGTACGAGGTATATTTGTGAATGTACCAACTTTTCTAACAATGAATAAGAACATCATTTCATTGCCAGATAGGGATTTTGAAATAATGAGAGAAGAGTTACCATATGTTGATTTAGTTATCTTTGATGATATAGCAAGCACAAAACTTTCTGACTATGACTATAATATGTTACTCACATATATAGACCAGAGAGTGGTCGGTGAGAAAGCAATCATATATACAGGTAATATAATACCAGATCATTTGAATGACTATGTGGGTGATAGACTTGCAAGTAGAATATGTGGTAAGAATGGTATGCGAGTAATGCTGAAGGGAAGTGACAAAAGATAATGGTACAGCTACAGATTTTGAATTATATCCTGTCAACAAAAAGCATATCAATACTTGTAGATAATGGTATCACGAAAGACTACTTTACTGAATATCCTGATGAGTATGACTTCATACTGGAGCATAATGATAACTATAAACAAGTGCCCGATATGGAAACATTTGTTGGTAAGTTTCCTGATTTTGAACCGATTGAAGTCACCGAAAGCGAAAGATATTTAGTTGATACTATTCGTGAAGAACATTTGTATTCACAATCAGTTCCTGTTATAAAGAAGGCAGCCGAATTGCTCAAAGGTGATGCAAATGAAGCAAGCCGATACTTACAGTCCGAATTGGTGAACTTGACTCCAAATTACACAACTCCTGCGGTTGATATAATTAAAAACAGAAATCGTGTAGATATATTTAGAGATAAAGCTGAACATAAAGATGAATGGTTCATACCAACAGGATTCCCTGAATTAGATGATATTATATTCGGTTGGCAATGCGGTGAAGAATTCGGTGTTATATTCGCACGAACAGGTCAGGGTAAATCATGGATACTTGTAAAGATGATGCAACACGCTTGGCAGATAGGTAAAAATGTTGGCTATGTATCACCGGAGATGAGTGCTGATAAAATTGGTTATAGATTTGATACATTGAACCATAATTTTTCTAATAAATCACTTGTTAGAGGTGACCAAAATGATATATCATTAGATGATTACAACAAGTATATGGACGAGTTGTCGGAACATAAGAACAAGTTTTTGGTATCGACACCAATGGACTTCAATAAGCAGATAACAGTATCAAAACTGAGAGTGTATGCGAAAGTCAATAAGCTAGATATACTTGCTATTGATGGTATTACATATATGACTGATGAGAGGTATAAGCGAGGCGATAATAAAACAACAACACTTACTAACATATCAGAGGACTTATTTGCACTGAGTTCAGAGCTGAAAATTCCAATTCTTGTAGTAGTTCAGTCCAATCGTGAAGGTGTTCAAGACAAAGAGTCAAGTGATACTCCTGCACTTGAAAGTATAAGAGATAGTGATGGTATATCACATAATGCAACCAAGGTTATATCATTACGACAAAAGCAAGAAAGTCTTATAATGGAAGTAAAGAAAAATCGTGATGGTACTATTGGAGATAAACTGACATACTTATGGGACATTGATAAAGGTGAATTTCAATGGATACCAAGTGACAGCGATAGTGCACCTCGAGAGCGAAAAGACGAGCGTAAAACTGAAATCAAGAAGGAGTATAAAGAGAAAAAGAAGGTAGTATTTTGATTGAAGCTAATGGACAGTACATTACATCAGATGAAATTGATGTATTAGAAGAACTCAAAAAACAACTTCATATAAATGGTGTGGAACGTTTTGCTAAAATAGTTCCAGGACCTCGAAACATACAGACCAACTGCCCGTTTCATCACGAGGGTCAAGAACGTAAACCGTCTTTCGGTATATCAACGAAGGACGGTGTTTGTCACTGTTTTGCTTGTGGTTGGGCAGGGTCATTTGCTGAAATGGTGTCAAATGTATTCGGGTACAATGACGGCGGTATATATGGAAGTCGATGGCTGATAAAGAATTTCCTTACAGTTGAAATTAGTAATCGAAATGATATTGATCTTGACTTGTCACGAAGCAAAAAGAAGGAATCTGTACAATATGTATCAGATGAAGAACTTGACAGCTATCGTGTATATCACCCATATATGTGGAAGCGTAAAATGACCCCCGAAGTTGTTGACATATTTGATATAGGATATGACCGTAATACCCAGTGCTTGACATTTCCAATTCGTGATGAAAAAGGAAATTGTTTATTTGTAGCACGCAGGTCAGTAAATACAAAGTTCTTTCATTATCCAAATAATGTAGCAAAACCCGTGTATGGTTTGTATGAGCTTAGACAACTTGAAAAGTATCCCAATACTATTATAATATGCGAGAGCATGATAAACACAATCACCTGTTGGGTCTATGGTAAATATGCGGTGGCTTTGAATGGTACGGGTACAAAATCACAAATTGAGCAGTTGAAGCAGATGCCTAATCGTGAGTTTGTATTGGCACTTGACCCTGATGACGCAGGCGAACATGGTAGGGAACGGTTACGCAAAGGGCTTACTAATAAAATAGTGACTGAATATGTTATACCCGAGGGCAAAGACATAAATGACTTGTCAAAAGCTGAATTTGATAGTTTACAGGAACTTTTCGATTGATAAAAATATCTTCAAAAAAGTTGTTGACAAGTATATAAGATTATGATACAATCATTACATAATCAAAAATGATTATGAACCATATAAACGAATGAACGATTGAAAGGCGATTATGAACAGGGAAACACAAAACGACACAAACCACGAGAACTAAAAAAACAAGTAACCAAACATGAAACACAAAAGGAGATTAAAGTTATGCAGTACAAAAGTAAGAAGACTGGTGAGTTAGCTCACTTCGATAGTAAGGACGAGAAGTATGGTACAACCACACTTGTATATGATAGCGGTGATAAGAAAGGAACCGCATTTCAGGTAACAGGCTCAACACTTAAAAGGTGGTGGAAGAAAGTTGATGACAGCAATGAGCAGGAGTCAACTGATGAGGAGCCGAAATCAGTATCCGATATTGATGCTGATAGAATAAATGAGCCATATCCTGAGCCAAAGGAACAGAAGTATATACCGAAGCCAGAGGCTGTAAAGGAGTTTGAAGCACGAAAGAAGCGTGTAAGAGGTAAGTACAATGATACATTACCAGACTACGAAACCGCAACTAATCAGCTTGGAAAAGTGCTGAAGAAAATAAATAAAGGATATGCGGTTTTCAAGAATGGCAGTTCACTTCACAGGCTTAATCCTGCAATCGTAATATTTGCCGAGGATCAGTATAGGGAGATACTTGAAGGACTTGGACTTGAGGCTGGAGATAACTCGCAGGATGGAGCTAGACCATACAAGTTCATAATCAAGGACGCTGATACTTGGAACTCATTCGTTGAGCAGGCACTTGCTGAGGGTGATAATAAGAATGATAACGAAGCAACAGAGAACGACACAACAGAAGAAACGGAGGACTAATAACAATGGCAAAGTTCAGTTTTGAAGATGCAGACAACTATGGTTCACAGGGAAATGGCTCATTCTTTCAGCTTAAAGATGACCATGATACAGCAAAGGTACGTTTCCTGTATGATGGTATTGATGATGTTGAAGGATATGCAGTACATGAAGTTCATATAGGAGATAAGAGGCGGTATGTAAACTGTCTCAGGTCATATAATGACCCTATTGATAAGTGCCCATTCTGCAAAGCACAGATGAAGGTAATACCGAAGCTGTTCCTCAAGCTGTATAATGAGGACGCAGGTGAAACACAGATCTGGGAGCGTGGTAAAAAGTATTTTCAGCGTATGGGATCACTTGCAGCCCATTACAAGCCACTTTACAATCAGGTAATTGAAATTGAGCGTAATGGTGCAAAGGGTGATATGAAAACAACGTATGAGTTTTATCCTGATGGTGAAAGCCCAATAGACATCAATGATGAAAAGTATGATTGCCCTGATCCACTTGGTACAATCATACTCGATAAGAACGCTGATGAAATGAACTATTTCCTTGATAGTGGTGACTTTCCTACTGACAGTGAAGCAGTAGCAGACGAACGTTCAGCTCGTAGAGGTGGTTATGAGGATATGCCAACAGGACGCAGAACACCAAGTAATCGTAGAGCATTTTGATAAGGAGTTGTGATGGCATTATTTGAATTATTTGATATGCCTACCACACGAAGTACGAAAGGAGTAGACCGAAACGCAGTTAAGAGAGCGTCAACAAAAAGGTCTGCTCCTGTTTCAATTCGTGGTGGTGGATTGATTGAACAGATAGCAAGTATAAATTCATTGGTAGAGCGAAAGCTAGGAAAGTATAAAGATGACTATACATACTTTATGCAGGAAAGCTATGATGAATTTGTGCAGTATATAGATGATTTAATAAATATAGGATATGTAGCATTTGATACTGAAACCCAAGGACTTGACCCTATATCAGATCATATAGTTGGTGACAGCTTTTATGCCAAAGGATTAAAAGCGTGTTACATACCTTTACATCACGAAAGCTATGTTACAGGTATTGAAGTCGAAGGTCAAATAACTGAACAGCAAATGAAAGAACAGTTACAGCGGTTAGTAGACCACAATGTTAAATTCATTATGTTCAATGGTAAGTTTGATAGACGTGTGTGTCATAATAGCCTTGGTATTGATATTCCTGTGTATTATGATGGCTTACTTGCAGCCCGGCTATTGAATGAAAATGAACCGAGTAACAAATTAAAGACATTACATTCAAAGTATGTGCTTGATGGAAAGGAAGATGAATTTTCATTCGATAAGTTTTTCAAGGGCATTGTATTCAGTAAGATACCAATTAAGTCAGCATATATCTATGGAGCACATGATAGTATTGATACATGGGAGCTTTGGGAGTGGCAGTTACCATATTTGACAAAAGACAATGCACTATGTAAGGAGTATGGTCTTGAAAAAGTGAGTGATGTCTTCTGGAATATTGAAATGCCGTGTTTACCTGTACTTGCTGAAATGGAAGACAATGGTATTCATTTGGATTTGAAATATGCTGATGAACTGTCAAAGAAGTATCACAAACTTGAAGATGAATGTTTGGATACGTTCTATAAAGCCGTTGATATGTACAAGGACGAAATCCAAGCATATCGAATATCACACCCTAATAACAAGCTCGGAGACCCAATAAATATAGCGTCACCTAAACAGCTTGCAATACTGCTATATGACATAATAGGACTTGATGCAGGTGTTGATAAAAAGACAAAGAAGCCAATACGAAGCACTGGAGATGACATACTTGAAGGACTTGATAATCCTGTTACAGAAGCGGTTCGTGAATATCGTAAGGTTGATAAGTTGTTATCAACATACATTGACAAGTTACCAGAGTGTATAAATCCTGTTGATGGCAAATTGCATTGTAACTATAATCAGTATGGTGCAAAGACAGGACGAATGAGTAGTGACAATCCTAACTTACAAAACATACCTAGTCATAACCATGACATACGAAAAATGTTTGTTGCAACTAATCGAGAGTATTCTGTTCAACAAACTCCTGATAACACTTTCTTTGTAAACAAATTTACAGAAGTTGAAACAAAAGACGGTTGGAAATTTGCTGATAAATTGGTTGCAGGAGATTTATTAGTTGTTGGAGACAATGAATTTGTAAAAGTAGATTCTATTTATGTTGATGTTAATAGAATAGAGATATTTTGGTCTGACTATTCATAACAAGTTATCTTGTTGACAATAATCATTTCTTTGTGTATAATATATTTACGGAGGTGATTATATGATAATCTACAAGGTAACAAATAAAGTTAATGGCAAAATTTATATTGGGCAAACAGTTCGTACTTTGGAACAACGCAAGTGGCAACATCTAGATGCAGCTAAACATGGTTGTAAAACACATTTTTATAATGCGATACGAAAGTACGGTGAAGATAATTTTGTATTTGAGGTAATTGACGAAGCATCGTCTATTCAAGAACTAAATGCTTTAGAACGATATTATATTGCTAAATTTAATTGCATTAAAGAGGGCTATAATATGGTTGACGGTGGAAATAACAATGTCATGTTTTTAGACAAAGTCAAACAAAAACATCTAGAGTCAATGCGTAGTGCTGAAACTCGGGCAAAAATTTCAAAGTCAATGAAAGAATACAGAAAAGAACATCCTTGGACTGAAGAACAAAAACGAAAGTTTGCAAAATCTAAATATGGCAATAAAAATTTTGCGGGTCATAAACTAACTAAAGAGCATATAGAAGCATTAAATAAGTCGCACTATAAGAAAGTTTATTGTATTAACGAGAATAATGAAATTGTTGCCCAGTTTAATACAGTACAGTCAGGTGCTAAGTGGTGGCATGATAATGGGTATAATACCGTAAAAGATTGGCATAACTTATGCAACACTATTAAAGCTTCTAGTAAACAAGATAAATTTATTAAAGGACTAAAGTGGATATATGAATAAGGAGGTGGTTTTATGAATAAGTCGATTAGAGTTAGAGAACAATACGTTCTATTATCTAGCGACTATTCTTGAATGGTCTCAGCAAGAACCAAAGGTCATGACTGTAATGTGTCAAGACCCGATGATGATAGAAGCATATCAGCATGGTAAAGACTTGTATGCACAGATAGCTTCATTGGCTTTTAATAAACCATATGAACAGTGCCTTGAGTTTAATCCCGATGGCACAACAAATGCTGAAGGTAAGGAGCGTAGGTCACAAGCTAAAACAATTTTGCTTGGGATTCTCTATGGTAGAGGTATAAATTCAGTTGCCGAACAGCTCCATACAACAAAGAACAAAGCACAGCAAATTCAGGACAAAATATTCAAAGGGTTCCCTGCAATAAAAAAGTTTGAAGATGACACTATACAGATGGCTGAGGACATTGGCTATGTGACTACATATTGGGGACGTAAACGGCGTTTACCTGAAATGCAGTTACCTGAATTTGAGTTCAGTTGGAAAGAAGGTCACGGTGATGTTGACCCATTATCATTTGATGATGATACAGTCGAAACCGAAGTTCCGGAAGATGTACAACGAAGGTATATTACAAAGTTACATCGTAATCCATACAAGCAGGGTAAAGTGATAGCAGAGGCAAATCAAGAGGGTATCATAATCAAAAACAATGGTGGTAAGATAGCTGATGCAACAAGACAGTGTGTGAACAGTCGAATACAAGGAAGTGCTGCAGATTTAACAAAGCTTGCAGGTATAGAGATATATCATAACAAGCGGTTAAGAGAACTGGGCTTCAAATTGCTTATTCCCGTTCACGATGAATTTATTGCTGAATGTCCACTTGAAAATGCTAAAGAGTGTGCGTATTTATTCAGTAAATGTATGAGTGATGCTGCCCGGGATATGAACATACCTATTTCAACAGATGTTACTGTAAGTAAGGAGTGGTATGGTGACGAGATTGATATAGGTGATTGGAGGAATTTTAATGGCTGAAAAGGTGTTAAGCGGTGAGGCTAGTTTATTAGTTGGTATCATATCATATTTACCGAATGACCTCACGCTCCGTGCTAAGAGAACGACCGCTGTGCGGTTTCAAAATGATTGGCTTAACAATGTACTACCATTAAATAAAAAGCTCGTAGTGGCTCAAAATTATGGCACTGATGAAGTGCTACATAGTGGTAACTATGATTATATTTATGCTGAACCGCTTGGTGCAGGCGAAGCACGAAATGTCATACTCAGACGATTCTACAGTTCTGAGTATGACTGGTTACTGTTATTGGATGATGATACTGTAATAGATGATAAGTATAGCCCAAACAACTTTATTGATGATATTCAGAAGTATTCACATAGGTTTGATGAATGTAGAATACAGGCAATATCAGCGATACAGCCAGAGTATCATCCATATAAAAAGCAGAACTATGATGACAAGTATAACCTTGACTATTATAAATTCACTCCAAGAGAATTGAGTAGTGGCTCGGCTACATCGCTTATTAGAAATGTTGTAAAGTTTGGTGGAAAAGAGGTATATTATCCTAATGTCAATGCTGATAAAGGCGAAGGTCTTGAAGATGTAGAGTTTTTACTTCAGTGGTTACTTGAAGGATATACCTGGTATGACATGAACACTTGGATAAGAAAATCATTATGTTGGAATGACAGTACAATATGGAAAAGCAGAGAAGCAGACCATAACCTATTGTTACACAACCTTGATATGGTGTGTGAAAAATACGGTAAGTATGGACTTCACAGAGATATAAACGGTAAAGTGACTTGGTCTGAGTTCAACAATAACTATAATCATTCACTCAAAACAATCTATGTTAAGCGTACAATTCCAATACAGTATGATGAAAGCACGACACCAAGGGTAAAGAAACCTATGGCTATGACATTATTTTGAGTTGACAAACCTTTAAGAATACTGTATAATATTTGTGTAAGCAAATATGAAAGGATATAAAATGTACGAGAGAACAAAACACCCTTTTGACTTGTATTTTGCAAGTGAAGATGATAGAAAGAACATTGATTGGTTTTATGATAATGATTATCCACTACTGTATAGTCAGGTTAACAACAGAACATGGCTCAATTCAAGTAGGTTCAAGTCACAGACAAAAGGCAAGCTGTTACTTGATAGCGGAGCCCATTCTGCTCATACAAAAGGAATACAGCTTGATGTAGATGAATATATCAACTATGCAAATGAACATATAGATACAGTTACGTTATATGTTCAGGTCGACCATATACCAGGTAAATATCGTATGCCGAAAACGGCGAAGGATTGGCTTGAGTCTCCTGCATTAAGTTGGGAAAACTATTGCTATATGAGAGAGCGTTCGGCTGACCCTAACAAGCTTGTTCCTGTATTTCATCAAGGCGAAGATTTTAAGTGGCTCAAGAATATGTGCGATGCACGTTTTGATGGAGAACCTATTCAGTATATTGGATTGTCACCAAGAGGTGATGTATCATTACAAGCGAAGTATGATTTCTGTGCTGAATGTTTTGGTATCATTGAAGAGAGTACAAATCCGAATGTGAAAACACACGCTTTTGGAGCTACTTCACTTGATATGTTGGAGCGATTACCATTTACATCTGCTGATAGTACAACCTGTAATATGGTGTGTGCGTTCGGTCAAGTTTGGGTACCTGCTACATTGTTTGGTAACAATGATACAGTAGGAGTTAAACTTGGGATAAGTAATCAGAACAAGTCACACGAAACTTCAACACAGGTATATTGGAGACAGCCGAAAAAAGTTCAAGACCGACTGAAAGAATATTTTGATAGTATAGGTACATCAGTAGAGTTATTAGCTGATAGCTATTCAGAACGAAACCGTGTATCAGCTATATTCTGTCATAATTGGGCTATGAACTATGAGTATAAAGGCAGACGAAGTTTTATAGGTAAGCGACCATTATTTTGACTTGACAAATTGTTAAGATTGAAATATAATAATAATTGGTTTCATTGACAGTGCTACCTCGTTTCGTGAATAGACAATCGGTGCGGTCATACGATAATTCCTCGTGCCGATTGTCACCAAAGGAATGTAGTTCAATGGTAGAGCAATGGTCTCCAACACCATGTATCAAGGTTCAAATCCTTGCGTTCCTGTTTACAATGCCCTGTCGCCAAGAGGTAAGGCACAGCATTTTGACTGCTGTACACGTGGGTTCAATTCCCACCAGGGTAGCTATGGGCTTAGTTCATTTCCCAAATAATTACAACATAAGGAGGACAATTAAATGAACACAAAAGAAAGAACTCAGCAACTTACCATTATGGCTATGAGCGTAGCACTTAACCTTGTAGCAAGCAAACTTGCAGGAGCATTGAGCTTGCCAGTGTTTATGGATGCATTAGGAACAGTATTCTGTTCGATACTGCTAGGTCCAATTCAAGGGCTTATTACAGCTATCACATTTGCATTTGTAGGATTTGCACTGGGAGATCCATTTGAATTGTATCTCTGTCATTCAGCGATTATAGTTGCAATCATCACAGGGCTATTTTTTCACGGTCACACGGTATCAAAAATATCAGTATGGTGGAAAACACTAATCGCTTCAATACCTGGCTCACTTATTACAGCTTGGATAATTTCTACATTTTTTGGTGGTTTCACAACAAGTAATTCATCTAACATACTGATAGCTTTAATGCGACATATTGGAATGTCAACATTTCAGGCAGCTTTAATAATGCAGATAGCACAGGATTATTTGGATAGAATTGTATGTGTACTTCTCACATTTGTAGTGATTGCACATCTTCCGAATAGTATCAAAGGGCTTAAGATGCAAAAGAATAGTTGGTCAAAAAAACCTGCAAAAAGTTATTAAATAACTATTGCAAAACAACTTAGATTGATGTATAATATTTGATGTAGCAAGTATTATACATCAATTTTTTATTCACGGAGGTTAATGAATGGAAGTAAAATTAAAAACCAAAGAGCTACAGTCAATGGTAACTGAGGCAATCGAGTGTGTGAGTAATAATAAGCTCATCCCGCTTACAAGTCTGATGAATGTCAAAGTTAAGGACAACAAACTGACACTTACCGCAACAGATGCCACCAATTATTTCTATATAATGCGTGACAAGGTTATGTGTGATGACTTTGAGGTAAGCGTGTTCGCTGACTTATTCACAAAGCTTATTCAGAAAACAACATCAGAAGATGTATCACTTGTCATTGAGAATGGTGCAATGACAGTTAAGGGTAATGGTTCATATACAATGGAGTTACCCCTTGATGAAAACGGTCAGGTAATTCACTTTCCAAAGAAGCTCGATGAACCAATCAATCTTCCACAGATAACAACACTGAAGAGGTCAACGGTTAAGAACATACTTGCAGTAAACCGTAGTTCACTTGCACAGACCATTGAAGTTCCAGCACTTACTGAATACTATTGTGGTGAGGAAGTAATTACAG